TTGTCAAAGTTATATGCTATCTATACTCTAACCGGTAATGAGGAAAGATTCCTGGGACAGGCCTATTTAACGGCAAAAGACCTGGAAGCCATTGAAGAAAGCTTTACCGGGACGCCTGAATCGGAACACTATATCGCTCTTACCGATGGTGATCAGGTTAACGTTAATGCCATTGACTCAATCGAAGAGATTACTGACGACGGGGAAGAATAAGGCTTAACAAGTGCACAGGTCGATTGACCGCACTGGGTTAGGTAAAACTTAAAAGTGATAAAAGCCTGAGAGATGCATAAGTATCTTTCAGTTTTTTTATTTTTAGAAAGTTTGCATTAATGCGGTGTTGTTATGCGGTGTTGTTATTAAGTGAAATTATGTCGCACTAAAACCTTGAATCCCAATAATGGAGTAGTGTGAACTATGCTTACCTGAATTTAATATGATCCGCCGCACGCCTAAGCTGTTCATCGAGGACCTTGGCATAAATTCTGGTCGTCCTGGGGTCGCTGTGACCAAGAGCATCCTGAACGATGGCCAGATTTTCTGTTTCCCGGAGCAGGAGGGTGGCAAAGGTCGAGCGCAATTTATGAGCACTATAGCCCTCTGTATTGTGGCCAAAGTTTTGCAGAATGGCCATATACTTTTTGATCAGATCCTGGATGGCCCGCTTGCTCATGCGGTTGCCCTGGATAGAGAGGAATAAGGCCTCGGTATGCTGGAGCATATAGCGGGGCCGTTCATTCTTAATATAATCCTGGATGGCTGTGGCGACTTCGGTGTTAAAATAGATATTGGTTTCTTTATTTCCTTTGCGAATTACGGCAAAACAACCTTTATTAAAGTCGATGCTTTGTAAATTCAGGCCATATAACTCACTTAAACGTAAACCCGTACCTATGAAGGTCAGGAAGATGGCATAATCCCTTTTCTCAGTATAGAGATGGTATTTAAGCTGGCCTTCACTTAAGCCGGTGCCGGTCTCAATAATGTCCACCAAATCGGCAATCTGTTCCGGCTCAAGGGCTTTGGGGGCTTTCTGATTCTGAGAGATGGGATTGAGTTTTATGGTGATATCCTTTAAGATCAGGTCTTCCCGCAATAAATAGCGGTAAAAGGACTTGATAGCAGCTTGTTTGCGGGCTAAGGCTCTTACTCCGTTTTTCCTTTGGGTTCTGGCCCAGTTTAAATAGGCTTCAACATCGGTATGTTGAATTTGCTGAAGGTGTCCGATTGTCAAGGAAGAAGGGGAGGGAGGAAAACCCGGCTTATAGTCACAAATAAATTTCAAAAAGAGAAAGAGTTCCTGGGCATAGGCTTTCTGAGTATGGGGGGACCTGTTGATTACCCCCAAATGATTGATATATGTAAAAGCATAAGAGGGTAGAGGAATATCAAAAATATCTGCCATGCTGATTCATCTCCAATTAATCTTGATAACTTTACCTTTGTAATTCTTATTTGTAATTCATATTTTAGAGGATAAAGGATGCAAAATCAACTCTGTATTAAAACGATATTTAGCGCATAGTTAATTTTGACACAGTCACCTGATGTACGATTACAAAAATACTGCTAGTATGGATTGGGCAATTATGTTAATATGTAATAAATGGGAGGAATGGATCATGGATAAACTTGATTTAATCCTTGAAAGAATAAATTCAATAGATACGTCTTTAAAGGCTGAAATCAAATCTCTGGACGAAAAACTGACATCAAAGATGACCTCCATGGAGACTCATATGACATCCATGGACCAAAGAATGACCTCCATGGAGACTCATATGACATCCATGGACCAAAGAATGACCTCCATGGAGACTCGTATGACATCTATGGACCAAAGAATGACCTCCATGGAGGCTCGTATGACATCGACGGAGGACCGAATAACCTCAATGGATAGAGCCTTACGAGCAGAAATGAAATCCTTAAATGATAAGGTAGATCATGTTGCTCAGATGCAGAAACTTACCTGGGAAGCTGTAAAGGATCTGGATAAGGAAGTAATCAGACATAGCGATGAACTTCGGGCTATCGACAGCAAGGTTAAAGCTTTGTAACTATAATACATAGCCGGCCAGAGATCTCTGGCCGGCTATTTCTTTTATATTATTTTACTTTACATAATATCTATTCCTGGACATGTTGACCAGAAATGGATATGTAATATCTTAAAATAGGACTCATTTGATTTTTTCCCTTCTTTTTTTGTTTGGATGGTGGTGTCTGGTAATGTGGTCCAGGTTAAACGGATAGCGCGTGGTGTCTAATCCTCATCTCGAAAGATGGAATGGGGGAAGTGGTGTTAATCCCGAAATATCGACGGCCACCGAATTGATTTCTGGAGGATAGTTCATGTCTTTAATGTCAAATGTTGTAACTCGCTTAGAACTTAAAACGGTACATGTTTACAACTTTGAACAAGCAGGGGTTCAGGAACTTGTTATTTATGACGATTTTGACACGTATCGCTCAGATGGTCAATTTCGTAAGAAGACTCCTGGCCGGGTAGGGAAGAACTCAGATGAGGTATCTGCACGTGATCGCGGTATAGCTATTGCTAGAGCAAAAAAAACGCTCCGGAGAGTTGCATTACATAATCAGCTGACTAGGCTTATGACTCTTACTACTCAAGAGAATATTGGTGATTTTGAGAGGCTTGACGGCCTTTTTAAAAAATTCATTTTTGGTCTACGTGACCATTATCCTGATTTTAAATACATTGGCGTTCGTGAACGCCAGAAGAGGGGGGCGGTGCATTATCATCTACTGATTAATCGGTACATACCACAGGCGGTAGCTCACAAGCTCTGGGTTAGCCTGGTCAAGAAGGGTACTGCTGATTTTCGCTTCGTGGAAGGACTTCAGGCCATTAACTACTGCCTGAAGTACCTTGGTAAATCCATGGAAGATCCCTTCGTGACAAAGAAGGGCCACAATGCAAAGTCTTATCTTTGCAGCACATCCCTGGACCGGGATTTCAAGAAGTCCAGGAAGGTAATCCATTTTTACATGCAATGTCTCCAAGACTACTTTGCGTACGAAGACTTCCTCCGGTCGCTTCCGTTGTCCCAGGACAATGTGTTCTTTGATAAAATTTCCACATTTGATGTGGCGGGCGAAACAAAAGAGTGTCGCTCAATTCTGCTTAAAACGGGATGAAGGGAGGTGTTCGCTCTGTATCGTTTAGATTTGGAGGATGGTAAGTACACCATTCTCCTTCAGGAAGGTCTAGGTAAATTTTCTTTTGAGGCTCTTCGCCATGGGAAGTCATGGAGAGATTTGGTCGGTGACAACTTGGTCTTTGCTCTTGTTAGTCGTATTCGTGAATTGGAAGCTACTTTGAATGATGCGTGTGAAGAGATTAAGGAATTAGAAGGTTCTTTGGATGATGCGTACTACGAAGAACCCTCGTGTTCAGATGAATTCGATGAAAGAATTCGTTGTAATGAAGATGATAAATAATTGAAAGGTGGTAATTAAAAATGGCAATGGTAACGTATGGTTCGGTCACTGGTCGCGTTGTAGGTAAGGTGGAAGGGGATTATAAGGGCAAACCTAATGTGACTTTTCAGCTTCTTCAGCAAAAGGGGAACCGTGCTGGTTTTGCTCAGGTTCGTATCTTAAATGATGGCCGCGAATTACCCAAGGAAGGGGAAGATGTGACCTTCTCCGGTGTTCTCTATGGTTATCAAGGTGGTGTCCTTGTCCTCGTGGATTAAGGCGGTGTGAGCTTTGCGGTATAAAATAATTTTATTGACACTCCTTTTTATGTTGGTGACTCCTGGTGTTTTTGCGGCAGATTATCCTGATTTTAGTTCTGTGTTGTCCCAGCATAATGAGTACCCCCTTAAGGGATTGATCATGACTAAAGTTAGCAATGATTATACTTTCAGTGTTATTGAGGGGCCAGGCACTATAGTAGTACAGGATATATACACAGATCAATACGGTAATATGAGGCTTTCTCTTTATAGTACGAATGGTAATCTCCAATTGACTCAGTATATCAATACAGGTGGTGGATGGAATTTTAGTTCCTGCACCGGACTTGTTAGTGGCTGGGTTAAAAGCCTTGCTTTATATAATGAAGGCATTCAAAGTGTATTGTTTTCAACTTTTGATCTTACTGATGGTGTCGATTCGATTCCTGTTGGCGAGATGGGAACAATCGAGGACGGACAGTATGTCCCTCCTAATGTCCCTGTTATCGGAGAGGGCGTAACATTTATAAGTCCATCTTCTGGCTATAAAGATACTCCCTCTACCTGGCAGTTTCGCGTCATGTATAATATGCCTGTTGATTTATCAGCAGAGAAGGAAGATATAGCCCTCCAGGTCCTTGGTGGCCAGGAGGGTACTGGCCGGGTCATCTCTCATGATTTTAACTTCGAGATGGACTCTACAGGCCAGCGATGGGCGCGGGGCATCGTTACCTTTGAGCGCGGCGTGAAAATAGGGGTAAATACCATAAGCTTCAACGTCTCATACAAATACAAGACTCTAGCCAATCATCTTACTGTAGAGCGCTTTACAGGTATCGTTGATGAAGACGGTGATGGTATCGACGATCGAACAGGGCAGCCCATCCAGCCCCCAGAACCGGAGCCTCCGGTCGATGAAACTCCCCAGCGTGATGACTATGAGGATGGTGTCCTTGGGAGTATCAGCTATTCTCTCGATTACGTCAAGCATTATATCACGGCTCCGTTCCGGTTCATTGGCGAATCCCTTTCCGGTTTTGTTGAATGGCTTCAGACCTCCTCCGGTTGGGTTGCCTCCGTGAGTGGATTCTTCGGAGCAATTTTCGCTTTCCTTCCCGCAGAACTTTCCTCTGCTCTCATCATGCTCTTTATGGTTGTTGTGGTCTTTACTGTTATGCGCGTGATGAGGGGGTGAGGATGTGCTGCAGGCTCTGGAAATCATCTTCAATGGTGTATGGGACATCTTGTCTAACACCATCCCTGTCAGTTCTACAATATCTTTCACCCTCTGGCAATACTTCCTTTTTATCCTTATCGTTATTGTGCTTATTCGTCAACTCTTCGGCCGGGGAGGTGAGTAGATGCAAATCGTTGATGTTGTCATCAGCCTCGTTGGTACACCTCCAGAGGGCTTTGAGGCCACAGCCTATAAAACTGCTTGCATCTTGTTGTTGGTCTTCTATTGCTTTATCTTCGCGGTTATTTTGCAATTCCAAAGGGCATTTCGAAGGAGGGGAAAATCATGACCGATGCTATAGCGCTCATTATCTCACTCCTGACGGATATCCTAGACCTCATGCCTAATACTCCGTTTATTTATCTCTATGCGTTAGCCATTGTCCTGGTTATCCTCGAAGAAGTCCTTTACTGGGTCACTGGTTCCTGGCTCCGCAGGCGGTAAATTATATTCCAGATGGGGAGGAGGTGAACTTGATGGAAGCTATTATGACCTCGGTTGAGGCTGTTGTGTCTACTGTTACAGGTACTGTTACGACTATTGTTGGCGTTATTGTTGCTCAGCCTCTACTGCTCATTCCGGTTGGTATTGGTCTTCTCGGGGCCGGAGTTGGTCTTGTCAAACGTTTTATTTAATTCCGGTGGGGGAAAGGCTTGCTTTCCCCCTTTATTATATCTAGGGAGTGATTTATTTTGGGCTTTGTTTTGGTCCTGGTCGCTATTCTCGCTTTTCTTTTTTGGGTGTCTGCCCCGCCGGAACCGAATGGTGTCGTGCTGTATTTCGCTAACATCGGCACCGGGAAGACAACGTACCTGTCAAAACTTGTCCAGGCGGAGCTAAAGCGTATGGATAAGGGTAAGAGCAAGTATAGGTATATCGTATCCAATGCTGTTATCTCTGGCGTGATTTATGAGCCTAATTTCAGGGCATTGCTCAAGCGCGCTGCCATGGCTGATACTCTGCTCCTGATTGATGAGGGGAGCATTGAATATAACAATCGCAAGATGAATCTTACGGAGCATGAAATCAGATACTTGAAGCTGATTCGTCATTATAAATCGACCATTATTGTCGTGAGTCAAAGCCATGATGATGTAGACGTCACTCTCCGCCGGCTTTACACGCAAATCTATCTTTTGCGGTATTTGCCTTTCTTTACGCTCATCCAGCCCATAAAAAAGAAAGTGGGTATTGATGAAGTCACCAAACAAATTATTGATGAGTACCAATTCCGCTGGCCGTTTTCCTGGAGGGTTTTCCTCCGGCCGCTTTATTTCAAGTATTTTGACTCCTGGTGGGTCCCGCCTGATATCGAAATCATAGATTTCGAGCTAGAGGAGTTCAAGGCTAAGCTCAGGCCCCGCTATAAACGAGAGCGTAAGTGGTTTGGTTTGGTTAAAGGCAAGGAGCTCCAAGAGGAGCTATCAGGAGGGGGTGGGGGGTCCCCCGACGTGTCGGGGGGGCACACATCCCCGGATGCAATAAAAACCTTTTATTCGTTTTATCCTAAGTCTTTGATTCGAAAAATCTTAAGAAGAGCTAATGAAAATGATGCTTAAATACTGTCATAATGCTAGCTTGTAAGTTGACAACATGCTAGCATTATGATATACTTAATTCATGAGAAAGGAGTTGTTTTTCATGGAAGAACTTAAGGGATTACCACCGGAAATGCAGGAAAGGATTACTTCGTATGTTCGTCATAATGAGGAACTGGGGGTATCATCTAAGCTTCTGAAGGTTGTTAGTTATAAGTTTCTAAGTGAAGTATTTTTCTTTGAAAATGGTTTGTTATGCCGATTCTTACAGTATTCTGGTGATTCTTCTGTTTCTTTTGATTGTTTTTCTCTTGACAATTTGCGTAATATGGTTGCATTGCTGGATGGGGAGTTGCTTCAGCGTGATTAA